CAGCTACAGGTACTATTGATAGTGATGCAACAGTTAGAGGTCAGCTGGCAAAAATTAACACAGATATTCAAACATCATTAGATACTGGATCTGCATTACCAGCATACCTAAGAGGTGTTGCAAAAGCCACACAGACTGCTATGTCACAACGTGGACTAAGTTCTAGTAGTATGATGGCTGAAGCATTAGCAGATGGTTTATTAACAGCTTCTATTCCTATAGCACAGGCAGACGCTGAGACATATAAACAAATGATATTTCAAAATCTTAATAATAGACAGCAAGCTGCTATAACAAATGCTAATAGTTATTTTCAAATGGATATGCAGAATTTGTCTAATAGACAACAAGCATCATTACAAAATTTAAATGTTAGACAAGCATTCTTATTATCAGATCAAGCTGCATCTAATGCTGCAAGACAGTTTAATGCAACTAGTGAGAATCAAGTAAATCAATTTTATTCTAATCTATCAGCACAAATAAATGAACAGAATGCTGCAAGAGCAGATGCCATGAATCAATTTGCACTAGCAGAAAATAATAAAATATCTGCTATCAATTCACAAAATCAAATAGCTGTTGAAAAAGCTAATGCAGATAGAGCACAAGTATTAAATCAATTTAATGCAACTGTAGAAAATCAAAGACAGCAGTTTAATCAACAAAATCAAAGAGTAATAGACCAATCAAATGTTGAATGGAGAAGAACAATTAATACAGCTAATACAACAATAACTAATGCTGCTAACCAACTAAATGCCCAAAACCTTTTAAATCTATCTAACTTTGCATTATCAGCTTTATGGCAAGGATGGAGAGATGAAGCTGCTTGGGTAAATTCGTCTTCGGAAAATGCAGAAAGCAGAGCACACAATATAGCAATAGCTGCACTAGAAAGAACTACATCATTAGATTTATCAGATGCTAATAAAACTTCAGCATTGTATCAGATGTTAGGAAAATTTGGTATAGGTGTAACAGATAAGGTAATAGATAAAATATTAGAATAATATATTAGGAGGATAATAAATGTCATTTTTTAGCAGGATAGGAGACTTAGCATCATCAGCATATGAAGGTGTTACAAGTTTTTTTCAAAGCGATACAGCCCAAACTATAGCTAGTGGTGCAAGAGACGTTCTTGATGTAATGAAAGGTGGAACAGCAAGTCTTGAAAATTTTAAACCGCAAGGATTAGTATCTACTAGAGCAGACTTTGGATCACTTAGATCTAGAGGAACATCTAGATCAAAAGCAGGTACACCATCATTTTCAGATGTAGGTGAAGCTACTTATTATAAATATGCACAACTACAAAATACTATTAGATATTTATATGGAACTAAATCTAGGTATAAAAGTATAGCAAAGGATAGATAATAATGGAACTAGAAAAATTAATAGAAAAATTTAAAAACGAACAATTACAAGAACCTACAGAATATGTAGAACCATCTGATAATCCATTTGATGCTCCTATACCTGGTCAATCATTGACAGATGAACCTGGTAATTATCCTTGGGAACATCCACCACAAAGACCAACTGTTGAAGAAGCATTAGATGAAATATATGAATCTTTAATGCAAGAAGATAATATGAAAAGAATGTTTACTCTTTTAAGAATGGGTATACCAGTTGAAGCGTTAGTTAAAGTAATTACATTTTCAGGATTTTTAGAAGGTAAATATACAGTAGATGTTGCTAAATTATTAGAGCCTATAGTTTCTATGATAATAACTGGAGAAGCTGCACTAGCAGAGATACCAGCTAAAATAAATTTAGATGATGGTGAAGATACTAATTTTTATAAAGAGATGGCTGATAGAAAGTTTGATATGAAATTAGATGAAGAAGAAAAAAATAAACAAATGGAAATGCCTATGGAAGCACCAGCAAATGTAGCAGGTCTAATGGCAAGAGGAGAATAGAATGGGTATATTTAAAGATTTTGCAACAAGTGGTTATGGTGATTTTACTATTGGTGCACTAGATGGATTAGCAGAAGTAGGTGCAAGAGATGCAAGAAGAAATGAATTATTTGCACGAGACTCATTAAACAAAGAAAATAAAGCATTTGCAGAAACAGAATTAGCTTTTAAAAATAAAAAAGAAATAACTAATATAATAGCAAATAACCCATTTGCTTTTGGTATTACAGCAACTGCTGATTTAAATGCTAATCAGATAGCTGATAGATTAACTAATAGAATATTTAATGAACAAAGAAGTATATTTGAATCTAATGATTTTAATAAAGTTAAACAAGGTGTTGCAAAATATTTAACTAGCCCAGGCACTCTAGGGCAAGGTATAGAATTATCAAGTCCTTATATACCATCTGAAGATTTATTTAAAGTAGAGCAAGAAAAACATTCAGCTAAATTATCTGCTATAAGTAAAACACCTAAAGTAGATAAATTATTAATGAATGTACAAAGGGCAGAAGAAAATGTAGTTAGTCCTGAAGCATTAACAGATTCATTAACTAAAGTAGCTGGCATAACTGCAAAAGGTTATGGTATATTAAATACATTCCCAGGCACAGCACAAGGTAATACTAATTTAAAATTTATGCAAACTAATATAATAGTTGCAAATGCTAAAGCACAGTTTCCAAATGATGCAGGTAAAAGATCACAATTTATAGAGAAAAAATTATTTGATAATAATATTAATCCATTAGATGCAATAAACTTTCAAAGTCCTGTAACATTTAAATCAATAACAAAAGTATTAGATGCACAAGGTAACGCATTAGCTAGTAAGATAGCAGAAAATACAAATGCCATGGCAGCAGCTGAAACTGATGAACAAAGAGTACAAATACAAAATCAAACTAATCAGCTTATAATGCAACAATATGCATTGATAAATACATATTCAGGATCTGCTGGATTTGCTTTAGCTGGTAAAGATGCAGATAAAGTAGGTGTTACACCACAACCAGTAATACCACCAGTAGAAGAAAAACCAGCTGAACAAGAACAAACTCCAGGATTATTTAAAAGAGAGACAAAACCAAGAAGACCATTAAAAGAAGTTTTACCTGATTTTAGAGGTGATGAACCTGAAGATACAGGACTAGATGCATTCCAAGCTAGCACTGGTCAGCAAGTTTCATTAGCAAGCACAGATGAATTTACCAAACAAATTATAAAAGATGAGGGTAAACCTTTTTTAAAAGCAACTAAAGTTTTTGATGATGAGAAAAACTTTACAATAGGTTATGGTAGAAATAATGCTAATGTTAAAGAAGGTGATACAATAACTCAAGAACAAGCAGAAAAATTTTTATCTGAAGACATTGAAGTTAGACTTGAAGAGATACAAGATTTAATACCTAATTTCCCTAATCTTTCAAAACCATTACAGATAGCTTTATTTTCTGAATACTACAGAGGTTCTGTAAGACAATCACCTAAAACAGTTGCATTAATTAATCAAGGTAAATATCAAGAAGCAGCAGCTGAATTTCTAAATAACGATGAATATAGAAATGCAGTACAGAGAAAACGAAGAGGTATTAGAAATAGAATGGTAAGAGTATTTAATCTATTATCTCGTGAAGGCACAGCAAAAGAACCAGCAGTATAATAAATGGATATACAAACCTTAAATCAGGAGGAGTTTGATAATCTTCATCCTTCGATGAAGGATTATCTTATTGCGGGTACGGATCTTAATCCGTATGGTAGTAATATAGTTACAGAGAAGAACTTCTTTAATATGAATCTATTCTCTGCAGATCCATATAGTTTAGATCCTAGTTTATCTGAAAGAACAGAAAAAGCTAGAGCAGATATTAATTATGCTAAAGAAGGATTTAAAACAGGATTATCACATGGTGCAGAACTAATTGCAAGTATACCTGGTGGACTTGATAGATTTTATGATTGGGGTAGAAAGACATTAGGATTTGAGCCTACAACAGATAGTATATTTGATCATGCAGAACAATATTTAAAAGATGTTGCACATGATATTGGTCCAGAATTTAAAAGAGATTTTATAAGACCAGAAGGATTTGTAGATAATTTTTGGTATGGTTTAGGTCAAGCAATACCTACCATAGCAACTTATATACCTTTTATTAGAGCAACAGCAATGGCTGGTAAAGGATTACAAACTTTACAAGGTGTAGGTAGAACAGCTAGAGCATTAAGAGGAACTGGTAGATTTTTATCTGCTGGTAGTTCTTTACCTGCAGGTATAGCAATTACTGATATGACTCGTGAGATAGACGATGGTAAATTAGGTGATATAGCTATTGCAGGTGCTTATGGTTATGGTACAGGTAAAATATTAAACATAGCTAATAAATTAAATATAGTTCCTAGAATGGCTGGTTTAGGTTCGTTTGGATATCTAAGTGCAGGATGGGAAGCAGACCATGATGAAAGATTAGCATCAGCAGCTGTATGGGGTGTATTAGGTATAATGGGTCCATTAGCTGAAGGTAAACCTGTTAGACGACAATTATCAGATTTAGAAATACAGACTAAGCAACTGATGGGTTTAATGGAAAAACCTAAAATGTTATCAGATGCTATCTCACAAAAAACATTAGAGATTAAATCAGCTAATGAATATTTAAGAGCATCTGAAGTAACAGGTAAAGAGTTTGCTAGAGCAAAAGAAAGTATAGATAAATTAGAAAAAGAATTAATAGCATTAGAAAAAGCACAAGCTAAAAATAGAGAAGAGCCAGCTAGAAGTATATTAGCTGAGAACATGTTTAGAAATGAAGTTATTATTAGAGAGCATAAAAATATAATAAAAGAATCTGAACAAGCAATTAAGTTTGAAGA